TTAGACGCCGCTCTTTTTTCGATGTTTTTCTTTTACGAACTGCGCAAAGTCCAAAACTTCCTGCAGCATTTCTTCGGTGATTTTATCGTCGCCTTCAAACAAGGCGAATTTCAGATCGTCCCGGCTGATGGAAGACGCTGCGGCGGGGTCTGCGCCGAACAGGTCGTTTGCTGTGATCGACAGCGTATCGCACAGCTTTCGGATGGTCTCGGTATCCGGTTCATTCTGACCGGTTTCCCAATTGCTGACCGAGTTGTGCTTTGCGCCGACAAGATTTGCCAGCTGGCGCTGCGTCAGGCCGCATCGCTTTCGGGCTTTTTTCAGGTTCTCGCCAAAGAATGACATAGAAATCACCTCTATGACAGAATAGCAGAAAGGAAAATAAATGTAAAGATTAATTTCAATAAAATTGAAAAAACTATTGATTTTTCTAAAAATACGGAATATAATAAAACTCAATAAGAAACATATGTTCTTTAACGGGGAATAAAATAGCCGGACAGCGTCCGGCCTAAAAGTGAAGGAGAAAAAATCATTATGTCCCAAAGCGGCGATATTGCCCATCCAGCCAGGCACGTATCTCGGCCAGGCCGCCGGGCGAAAGGGGAAAAGAGGCACAGTCCAGTATTTGGGCCAGTTCGAAACAAACATCCTGGTTCCAGACCTGAACCTCCAGCGTTTCTTGCACGGGTTTGATCAGATAACGCAGCTGCCCGGCGCTGCCGGTATAGGTGTTTCGATTGGAAAAAAAGTCAAAGGGACGAAGTGGAAAAAGAGTATCCATAGAATTCTCCTTATCAAATCAAAAAATACGGTTTTATTTTACACCCATTGAACGAAAAAAGCGAGCTTTTTATGCGCGGCAGGAAAGGGGCCATATCGATGAAGCGCTGCAAAAATTGTTACTACCGGCGGGAACTGTTTGGATTTCCGGATTTTCCGGCCTGTCATTTTGCGATTGAAGAAGGGAGACTGCGAAATTGTGAGCCGGATGGCTGCATTCATTTTCGGCCCAAACGGAAAAGAGGGGCTAAAAGCGCTGCTGAGCGGGCGGCAGAAGCAATATGCCAAAAATAGGAAGGAGAGAGGCCTTTTGAATTCTGAGAAGCAAGAAGAGAAAAAACAAAAAGCAAAAACAAATCGAAATGTCACAGGACAGACGGAAAAAGGCTGCCAGCTGGGGCAGCGGTTGTAGATTTTGCTGGAGATGCCGCTGACTGATCCGCAGGAGAAAGAAATTTTAAAAAGCGCCGGTCTGCCCGTTCGGTACCGGGATCATTTGCAGCTGATTGCCTGGAACCTGTATCAGAAAGCGCTGAGCGGAGACATGGCAGCAATCCGGGAACTGCGCGGCATTTTGGAGGAGGGAGAGGCGGCAAAGAGAAAAAATCGAAAGGCTGAGGCCTGCTGGCCGGACACGCCGCCGGTTGTCATTATTGATGATGTGCGGTGAACTGCAGGAAAAAAGCCGGACAAAGCCCCATCCGGAAGAACAGACAGAAACCGGCGTTTCCCTGCGGAGACTGATTGCCTCCGCTTTTACCGGGCTTCACCGGAAGATATTGGAGCAGGGCGGGGAATATGTGCTGAAAGGCGGGCGGGGGTCGGGAAAATCCAGCTTTGTGTCGGTGGAGTTGTGGCTGACGCTGCTGCGGCATCCCAACATGCACGCGGTGGTTTTAAGACGGGTAGGAAACACGCTGCGCTCGTCGGTATTTACCCAGCTGCAGTGGGCGGCGGGCGCGTTGGGAATTGAGCAGATGTGCCGGTTTACACTATCCCCCATGGAGGCGGTATATGAACCGACCGGCCAGAAAATCCTGTTTTTCGGAATGGACGACCCAGGAAAGTTAAAATCCTTAAAAGTCCCGTTTGGATATCCGGGGGTGCTTTGGTTTGAGGAGCTGGATCAGTTTGAAGAAGAACAGGTACGCAGCACGGAACAATCGGTACTGCGGGGGCAGGGACCTTTTTACTGTTTTAAAAGCTTCAATCCGCCGCCGCTGGAGCAGCACTGGGTCAACCGTTGGACCAGAACGCCGCGGCCGGGACGGCAGGTTCATCATTCGGATTACACTCAGATGCCGGCAAGCTGGCTGGGAGAGAAATTTTTGGATGACGCCCGGTTTTTGAAGCAGGAAAACCCCCGGGCATACCGGCAGGAATATCTGGGTATTCCGGCGGGACTGGGGGACAGTGTATTCGACAATATTGCCGCGGAGCCGATCAAAGACCGGGAGATCCGGCGGTTTGACCGCATTATGGCCGGGGTGGACTGGGGATTTTATCCTGATCCGTGGGCATTTAACCGAATCCATTATGACGCGGCGCGCCAGACGCTTTACATTTTCTGCGAGTTGACCTGCTATAAAACAGTGAATCGGGAAACGGCGCAGAAAATCAAGAATTTGGGGGTGGGGCCGAAAGAACAGATCACCGCTGATTCAGCAGAACCCAAAAGTGTGGAGGATTATCGGGAGCAAGGGCTTTTTTGCCGTGGTGCGGTCAAGGGGCCGGGGAGTTTGGGGTATTCTTTCCACTGGCTGCAGGGACTGCGGCGCATTGTCATTGACCCGGATCGATGTCCGGACACATTGAAGGAGTTTTTAGAATACCGGTACGAAAGGGGCAAGGATGGAAAGGTCCTGCCAGGGTATCCGGATCGAAACAACCACCATATCGACGCGGTGCGTTATGCTACTGAGCCGGTTTGGGGAAGAAGGGGGAATCAGTAATCCACATGTGGGGAGAATGGATGGAACGAGTTCAGGCTGCGGCGGCCGGATCGCTGTCGGAGACGGAACAAACGCTGGGAGAACAGGTCCTCTGCTCGCGGCAGATGGAGGAAGCGATTGATCTGTGGAGGCGCGTTTACGAGAACGACGCGCCATGGCTGGAAGGCGGACGGGTAAAAGGAATGAACCTTTTGCCGGCGATCTGCAGCGAAGTGGCGCGGCTGGTTACGCTGGAGTTTGACTGGACGGTGGAGGGCTCCGGCCGGGCGGCGTTTTTGAACCGGCAGATTCAGCCGGTCAGGCAGCGGCTGCGGCAGTGTCTGGAATATGCCGTGGGGAAGGGAGGAATGGTATGGAAACCTTATCTCGCAGACGGGAAAATTCTGGTGGAAATGGTACAGGCTGACGCGTTTTTTCCGCTGGAGGCAGGCCCGGACGGCAAGATTACCAGCGCGGTATTTTTAGAACAGGTTCGTCAAAGAGAAAAGTGGTTTACCCGAATGGAAGAACACCGCATGACACAAGAGGGGGTATTGGTAACCAACCGGGCATTTGTCAGCAACGGCGCGGAGCGGTTGGCGCAGCAGATTCCATTGGAGAGCCTGCGTCAATGGGCAGGGCTGGAGCGGCAGGCACTGCTGCAGGGGCGGACATCGCCGCTGTTTGTTTACCTGAAAATGCCGTTTGGCAATACGGTAGAACCGGAGTGTGTGCTGGGTGCCTCCATTGCGTCACGAGCAATGGAACTTCTGGAAGAAGCAGACCGGCAGTACAGCCGCCTGCTGTGGGAGTATGAGGGAGGCGAGCTGGAAGTGGATGCCGACTCTACCTATCTGACGGGCGGCAGAATGCCGCAGACCACTCGGCGGCTGTTCCGCAGCCTGAACACCGGGGCGGACTTTTACCATGTGTTCAACCCGGATTTTCGGGATGGGAGTCTGCGTGCGGGGCTCAATGAGCTTTTGCGGCGGATTGAGTTTTCCTGCGGTCTGTCTTACGGAATCATCAGCGACCCGGGGCAGAGGGAGATGACTGCCACCGAAATTGTCAGTGCAAAGCAGAGGCTTTTTTCCACTGTGAAGGAAATTCAAAATACACTGGAGCGGGCACTGGAGGAGCTTTTGGACATTATGAACTACTGGGCGGATTTTCTACCCGGCGTTCCGGCAGGCGGATATCGGACCGATTATCGATGGGATGACAGCATTGTGACCGATACCACGGCGGAAAAAGCGCAGTTTTTGCAGGAAATCGCCGCCGGTGTGCGCCAGCCATGGGAATTTCGGGTGCGTTTTCTGGGGGAAACGAAAGAACAGGCCAAAGCGGCGTGCATTGCAGAAACTTCCCCGACAAACGATGGTCTGGACAGTTAAGGGACGGCGCAGTGAGAAAGCCCTTCCGGGGGCTGATCCGGGGCACGGCAGGTGATGGCAACCACCGAAAACGCCTAGCCGGAAAGGAGAAAACATGAAAACAGAAAAATTGAAGGAATGGGGCCTTGATGAAAGGCAAATCGGCATGGTGATGCGGGAAAATGGCCTGGACATTGAGGCGGTAAAAGCAAAATTCTCCGGATACGAAGCGCTTAAAGAGCGGGCCGCGCAGCTGGAAAAAGCGGCGGCATCGGCCGAAGAGGCGCAGAGATGGCGGGAAAAAGCAGAAGAAACCGAGAAAAACTGGAGGCAAAAGTGGGAAAAGCGTGATTTTGAGGAGGCCTTGGGGCGTTCTTTGCGGCAAGCGGGGGCTCGCAGCGAGAGGGCAGTGCGCGCGCTGCTGCGGGAACAGGATCTGTCTTTGGAAAAGGACGGCACCATCAAAGGGCTAAAAGAGCAGCTGTCGGCGATCCGGTGCGAATGCGGCTATTTGTTTGGGCCGGATCAGCCACCGCCCAAAATCATACGCCCCGGAAACCGGGTGAGCGGCGAAGTGGACGATGGGCAGGTGCGGAAAATCATGGGGCTGCCGGCTTTTGCGCAGGGAAAGGATGATTTTTAATGGCAAATACACTGGCAAGATTTAAGAAATATACTGATAAACTGGACGAGGTATACCAGCATGCGTCGGTCACTGCGGTGCTGGATGGAGACGGCTCCCTGGTACAGATGGGCGCCAACGCGGGGGAGATGATTATTCCCAAAATCAGCATGGATGGGCTGGCAGATTACTCCCGCAGCGGCGGTTATGTGGCAGGCGATGTGACACTGACCAACGAAACGGTGAGCTTTAACTATGACCGAGGCCGGGTTTTCACTGTCGACGCGATGGACGACGAGGAAACGGCTGGCGTTGCGTTTGGACGGCTGGCGGGAGAATTTGTACGTACCAAAGTGGCGCCGGAAATGGATGCGTTCCGCTTTGCGGCGTATGCGTCTCACAGCGGCATTGGGAAAAAAGCAGCGGATTTAACCGATGGAGACGGCGCATTGACGGCGTTGATTGAGGGGCAGAACACCATGGATGAGGCGGAAGTGCCGGAGGAGCAGCGGTATCTTTTTATCAGCCCCTCTTTATACAACCTGATCTTGAATGTGGACACCACCAAGTCCAAGGCGGTTCTGGAGAGCTTTCAGAAGGTAGTGAAGGTTCCAAAATCCCGCTTTTATACAAGTATTGTATTAAACGATGGTTCTACTGAAGGGCAGACGGACGGCGGTTTTGCAAAGGGAGAATCGGCCAAGGAAATTAACTTTATGATTATCCACAAACCGGCGCTGCTGCAATATCCCAAGCATACAGTAAATAAGATTATCGCGCCGCAGGACAACCAGACCTCTGACGGATGGAAATTTTTCTACCGCGCTTATGGGTTGGCGGATTTGTATGAAAACAAAGCGGCGGGTGTTTATCTGCACAGCAAAGCCTAAATGGGAGAATGCCCTGCCATTGGGCGAAAGGAGGGATAGAATGCCGGATTTGTGTGATTTTTCTTTTTATCAAGAGCAGTACAAAGGTCATTTGCCGGAACAGGAATTTATCCGCTTTTCTCAGAGGGCGCAGGCCTTTTTAGCTTTTGCGACTAAGGGGAAAAGTGAAGAACTCCCGGCAGCGCAGAATATGAAGATGGCGCTGTGCGCGGTGACGGATGAGATGGCGAAGGAAGCAAAAAACGGGGCGCTGCTGTCGGAAAAAGCGGGAGAATATGCTGTGACCTATCGGGACGGTACCAAGCAGGCGGACTGCTATCGGTCGGCGGCTCTTTATCTGGAGGACGGCGTTCTTTTTCGGGGGTGCGGTCAATGCTGACCAACGGATGTGCTACGCTGTATAACCGCTGGGAGGAGGAAGACGCAGAACAATGTATCAGAACGGTACTGCCGGCGGTGTTTTGGCAGGGAGAGGCACAAGGCGGGTTCACCGGGCGGCGATATAGCAAAAAGGGAAAGGAAGCTCGATACAACGCCTTGATACTGGTCCCGGGAGACCGCTTGCCAGCAGACCGGAGCTATTTGCCGCCCAGGCAATGGCTGGCACTGCCGAAAGAAGAAAAAAAACAGTTTTTTACCTTTCAAATCGGAGATGTGTTGGTGAGGGGCGACTGCCCCTTTATCTGGAGCGAGCAAAATCCATTACGGGAACTGGTTCAGACATACGATCATTTGGCCAGTCTGCGGACCATCCGGAAGGTGGAGAAGCCCGGCGGATTTTCTCACTGGGAGTTGGAGGGAGTTTAAAAGGCGGTGGAAAAAGTTTGAACGATTCAATTTTGGAGAGGCTCAAAACCTTGATCGCCGCCTGCCCGCATCTGGAAAAGGCAAAGGTGTATACGGATTTCGTCCGGGAGGATGAAATTTGCTGCGGTATTTTTCCGGTGGGGGAAAAAAGGCTGTCCGCCGACTGGGCAGGCAACGAACGCTGGCAGTATGACTTTACCATCCAGATGGCCGGATTTGCCTTTCAGGAGCGGGAACGGATGGAAAATGCAGCCACTGCGGAACGGTTCAGCCGGTGGATGAGCGAAAACGGCGCGAAAAAATGGATTCCGGCAGAGCGGGAGCGGATGGAAAGCCTTTGGACAGGGCAGGGACATCTGCTTTATCCGGCACGGGATGGACAGACCTTTGTATATGAGATGGCGGGACGGCTGATCTACTGGCGAAAAAGGACAGACGCTGTGCCGCAGCGACACTGGTTTTTCGCTTTTGAATCAATAGAAGAGCGGTCCTGGCTGGAATGTGCCGAGGGGATCGTGAAAATCGAGGAAAAAGGGATGGAAAACACCTGGTTTTTTGATCTGTCGGGCCGGAAAAGGGGCACAGAGACCGCTGCCGGAGAGATTGTATTTACCGGATGGCTTTGCCCGCAGGATCCATTTCAGAACCGGGCTTTGCGGCAGGATGCACAACAGGCGGTACAGTGGGTTTGCTGCAGCGAAGAGAGCGAAGCGGCAGATGCCGGAGCCGAGGGAGGCCTTTGCTATTTACAGGTGCAGAGGATTTTTGAGACAGAAGATGATTCCTCTAAGATCCGGATCCGGATGCAGCCGCTGACCAGGGAAAAAGGATCCTTTTATCAGGACACGGCGGGAAACAGGGGATTCCTGCCGGAAAAACCCGGCAGTCAGGAGGATTTATTTGGAAGCAGATAAACAGATAAAAGATTTGATGCAGGCCGGAAAAGCTCGGATTGCCGAGAAAAGTCCGGTGAGGACGGCGGTACAGGAGCAGAAGGAAAACCGCCGGCTTTTATATCGGGCCGGCTATACGGGAAGGAGAGGGCATGGCGCAGTATAAGGAAACGGTATATGCCAGAGACAGCTGGGCGGAAAATTACGTAAACGGGGATTTGAGCGGGGTGACCCGAGCGGCGGTGCTGAGTTCACAGGAGAACTTTTCCTTTACTTATGAGAATATGCCTTACTTTCTCTATGCGGCCAGCGAATCTTGGATCCGGGTGCGGTACCCAACCACTTCCCAATACCAAAAGAAAAGGCTGGTGCGGGCACAGCAATACGTCTATGTGACCGGGACAAGCTCCTCATCTTCCGGCAACATCAAATCAGGCCGGTTTGTATTTGGATACGGTGATTTCATTGGTGATTTGTTCGACGTAGGAGTGATAGACTCCCAGTTGGCAGAGCTGGGGGATTTGCCAAAAAATCAGTATGCCCCAATAGGAGATCTGAATCACGGCAACGGGGAACTGTCCACCGGCGTATCCAAGGGGTATCTGGAGATGACGCCAAACGTATGGGCAGGCTGCACGGGGAGTTTGTATACGGGGAACCGGTACACGGCAAAGGCGAGCATGAGCATTCAGTCGCATACGGGGGCGAACCGGCCTTATGTGGTTCTGACTTACGAGGACGTCACGCCGGAAGTAGATCAATGCACGCCCAAGTCTGGCTTTGTAAATGAGAAAGCGGAGAACATATTCCGCTGGCGGTTCGGGGCGAGTAAGACGGCGGTGGCGCAGCCGGTACAGCAGGCGGGGTATCAGTTCCGCTGGCGACAGACGGGACAGAGCGTCTATCAGGAAAGTACGGTGACCAGCGGGGAGCCGAGCCATACCGTTCCGGCGGGGACCTTTCCGGAAAACGGGAGCATTGACTGGTGTGTACGGGTTCAGTCCGACGATGGGATATGGAGCGAATGGTCCGACTGGATGACCCTTACTACGCAGGACAGCCTTTCAAAGCCGTCCGGGCTGCGGCCCGACCTCGGTTATGTGGACGGAAATCTGGCGCAGCAGTTTTCCTGGAAACATGTGATTTCCACCGGGACTGAGCAAAGTGCTTATGAAATACAGTACAAAACTGCCGAGGGGGAATGGACGGCACTGGGGGCGGCAGAAACCGGGGATACCCAGGCGGAAATTTTGCAGGATACACTGCCCTCAGGCAAGCTGTTTTGGCGGGTGAGAACGGCAAACAGCGACGGCGTTTGGGGAGAATGGAGTGAGCCTGCCTCGGTTGTCGTGCAGGCGAGACCGCCGGAGCCGGTAATCAGCCGGATAGACCCGGCACCCCGCATTTTCATCTGCTGGCAGGCGCAGGATCAGCAGGGATATCAGGTACAGATCGGCGACAGGATTTTTCCGGAGCAATACGGTACAGAAAAACAATGGCGCTGTCCAGTTTATCTGGAGGACGGCTGCTATACCGTGAAGGTACGGGTACAAAATGTATTCGGACGATGGTCTTTGTGGGCGGGCGCGCAGGCTGTTATCCAAAACAAAGAGAGCGGAAAAATCTTTCTGACGGGACGGGCAGTAGGATGGGAAATACTGCTTTCCTGGAGCTTTGTAGGAGATTTTGCAGGCTTTCTGATTAAAAAAGACGGAAAGGTAATTGCCGAAACAAAAGAAACGGCATTCTGTGACCGGTTATACTGCACCAAGCACCAGTACGAGATCATCGGGCAGACAAAGAACGGTTATTACGTCAGCAGCGGAGTGCGGGCAGAAATTTTTTCGATGTCTGGCGCAGCAATATCCGGCCTGAGCGGCGGGAAATGGATTCCGTTGCAGGTGAGGCGGGAAGGCGCACCGGCTCACCGGATGGAAAGTACGGCACAAGTGGTGTATCGGTATTATTACGGTTTTCACCTGCCGCAGGCTGAAACGGCGCAGGCTAGAAGCCGGCGGCACCAGTTTGCATTTTCTCTGCCGGATAACCAGTATTTATCTGACCTGCAAGCGCTTGTGGGACAGGAGGTAATCTACAAGGACCAGTGGGGCTGCTGTCTGACCGGAGTGCTGGACGAAATGACGGCAGATATTAAAAAAAGTTCGGATATTTCCTTTTTTGTGACCGAGACAAGACAGGAGGACGAAAATGGGGAATAGCGGTATTCGGGAATTTGCCCTCCGTTATGACATTTTGCGCGGCGGCATAAAGTATGCTGAAGCGAAAGCGGCAGGGCCGGCAGCGGTTTCGATGGATATGCGGCGGAAGATCAAACGACTTTTTAGCGGCGATCTGATATTGCCGGAGGGAATGGACCGACTGGGGGACCGGCTGCGCCCGGTGCTTATTTTGGACAAAGCCGAATACCCCTTGGGGCAATTTATTCTGACCACGGTGAAGGCTGTAAGGGAAGGCGCAAGCTGTTTTTGCCGCTGTGAAGGATACGATCTTTGCTTTTTAGCGCAGAGAACTCGACTGGAACAGAAGCTTTACTTTTCGGCGGGAGAGCGGTATACCGACCGAATCCAGGCGCTGCTGCAACAATGCGGTATCCAGTCGGCAATCGTAGAAGAGTCGGACGAAATGTTTGCCACCGACCGGGAGGACTGGGAGATCGGTACCCCGGTTTTGGACATTGTCAACTGCCTGTTGGACGAGATCAGCTACCGTTCCCTGTGGTTCGATGAAGCGGGGTACGCCCGTATCAGCCCGATTTTAGAGCCATCGGTTCAAAATATCCGCCACCGATATGGACCGGGGAAGGAAAAGGGATACGCGCTGGTGCAGGAAGCTTATGAGCGGGAGGATGATCTGTTTGATTTGTGCAATGTTTTTGTCGTCCAGTGTGAAAACCCGGAACTGAGAGAAATGATGCAGGCGGTATCAATCAACGATGACCCGGCCTCCGCTGTTTCGGTTACGCGGCAGGGGAGAGTTATGGCGCCACCGGTGCGCCTGGATAATATTTCAAGTCAGGCCGCGCTGCAGCGGTATGCAGACCGCCTTCGATGGCAGTCAATGGCGGCGACCGAGACAACGGTGATCCGGACGGCACTGAATCCGACCCATCAATGCGGTGATATCCTGGCGCTGGAAGGCGATTTGGCTCCGGGCGTGTATGAGGAAAGCGGATGGGCGATGGAACTCACTGCCGGCGGGTTGATGGAACACACATTGAGGAGAATCTTAGACCGATGATTTATCAAGAAGAACAGGATATTCAGGAAAAACAGCCGGAAAACGCCAGCTTTGCTACTATTTCACAGGTGTTTGAGGATGGTGTGACGCTGCGATTTGGCCAGGAGGATACGCCCAGTCAAAAAAGATACCGCGTCAATAGCTTTGCCGTTTTCCACGCGGGGGACCGAGTGTGTTTGGCGAAAGACAGCGGTACTTATGTGGTGTTGTTCCCCGTTGGCAAACCAAAGTCGAGTTTTCGGGCGGACACAGCGACGCAGGCGGACACTGCCGCCACGGCATCGCGGGCAGCTTTGGCATCCTATGCAGAGAGCGCGGCTAAGGCGGATGAGGCGGGCCGGGCGGATACGGCAGACCGGCTGACGAGCGCACGCACCATTGCGTTGACGGGAGATGTATCCGCCTCCGGCAGTTTTAGCGGCGGCGCTAACCTGTCGCTGCCAGCAACTTCTGCCAAGACCGCAGCGGTAAAGGACCAGAGCAGCCCATCCAGCCGGACGATCCGGTTTCGGGTAGCGGCCGCCGGAAAGCTGCAGTTTCAATCCAGCTACTACAACAATTCAACATGGTACAATATGGACGGCACACAGGCGTAAAAAAGGGGGGGGAAGACGTGGAGTTAAAAGCAAATGAGCGGAAAGTTGTCAATACACAGCCGCTGGATTATCTGTTTACACAGGGAGAAGCGGGAGTGGATTGTATTCCAATTATCCTGCCGCTGCAGTATGGTGAGATTGATCTGTCGGCGCTGCGCTGGTCGATTCAGCTGGTCAGCGAGCAGGATACTTTTATCAGCAAGCCGTTGAGCGTACAAGCAGGGGAAGACAGCTTGACCGTTTTCTGGAAAGTAGACAAAGATTGCACTGCTGTGCCAGGACGCATCAAATTGACCATTGTCGGGATCAGCGAAGACAAAACAGAAGTGATCAAATTCGATGGTCGGGAAATCATGATTAAAGCGGCGGCTTACGGCAATTTTGCCCCGACGCCGGATACGCTGTCAGCCGCTTTGGCACAGGCGCAAAAGCATGAGGAAGAGGCTGCTGCTGCGGCAAAACAGGCAATACAGGCAGCGCTTACAGCGACGGAAAATGCCCAAACGGCGCAAGATGCTGTGGGAAAAGGGCCATATATCGGAGAAAACGGGCATTGGTATTTGTATGACACCACAGCCAATCTTCACCTGGACAGCGGTATTTCCTCCTACGGGTCGGAGGGGAAAAGCCCTTATATCGGCACTGATGGGTACTGGTATCAATGGGACCAAACAGATGGGATCTATCAAAAGACCGATGTTCAGGCCCAGGGACCCAAGGGGGAAGCCGGAGGCGTGACATCGGTCAATGGAATTTTGCCGGACGCATCGGGCAATGTGATGATATCGGACGGTATTTTTAACGCAGATGAGATCGAGGAGACGACGGCGCGGATTTTTGTTTCACCACAGGAAAGGGATAAGTGGAATCGGCCGGGAGATCTCATCAACGGCTCTTTGTCTGTCTGGCAGCGGTATAACGCTGATGACAGTGCGACCTATACCAATCCGTCGGACAGATATGTAGCCGACCGTTTCCGATCCGGCGGTACCGGCACGGTACAGCCCAACGCGCGGGGATATGGTGCGGATATTGCCGGCACCATCACCATGCAGTATTGGATGGAAAAGGCGGATTTTGCCAGAATGCCAGATCCGGTTACAGTCTATTACAGTGTCGACGGCGTGATGCAGAACGTCTGCACTGATAAGGCATCTGTACCGTTGGACAACAATGGAAATGCCTGCATATTCAGCCTTACGGTAACCGACGCGGTGCTGGACTGGGTGAGTTTGTATCCGGGCAGGCTGGTGCGCCCCTGTGCTCAGGAGTGGGTACTGTGTCAGAGATATTATCAAAAATATACGCTGAGTTTGCCGCCGGTCAAAGAGAATACGACTGCGGCACTATACGCCATGCCGCGGATTCGTTTTCCGGAGCCTATGCGCGTTGCGCCGACTGCGGCTTATACAGCTCGGGATGGCAGCAGCGGTATTTCCTATTACAGTACGCATGACAATGTGCCCATTGTCACGCCGTCAGGTTTTTCGATTATTGATACCAGAACCGCAAAAATTGTGTTTGCCTTGCCAAGCGGCGTTACCATATCCCCGGGGGATTTTTTGTATACGAATTTGACGCTGGACGCGGAAATTTATGGATAAAAAGCATCTGTCCGCTTGGCTAAATGCTAAGCGGACAGACGATATAGGCCCTAAAAACACCGTTCCTCTTTTTATTTTGAAAAGATTGTCCGTTTTATAGGACTAAGGTTTTGCTATGATGTGGTCGAAAGGAAGGTTTTCCTCGATTGACAACAGGGAGAAAGACGACAGATGAAGCATGATCTGAACGAGGTTTATAAGGATTTTGAAAAAGAGAACATCACCGTTTTGCCGTTCCGGTTCCAGCATTTGAAAAGCGTTTCGTTGGGTGACGAAAAAGTGGTGGGAATAGACCGCAGTAAAATTGATGGATGTGCGGAAGAATATACCATTTTGATCCATGAAAAGGGACATTTTGACTCAGGAGCGTTTTATACGGCCTCCAGCCCTTATCTATTGAAAGAACAGGCGGAACGCCGGGCAGATCGGGCTGCCATTCTGCGGTATATTCCGCTGGAGGAACTGCGGGAATGCCTTGCTGCGGGAATGGTTGAAATATGGGATTTGGCAGAGTATTTTGGTGTGACGGAGGCCTTTATGCGCAAATGCGTGGAGTATTATCGGGACACGCTGGGAATGTCTTTTTAATCTTAGCGGAATTTTATCAAAAAAAACGCTACATTTCCCAGTACAATTGTGATAAAATAGGTGCGAAATTCAATTTGCCTTTTTGGGAAAGGATCGATTGAGATGGCACCCGTTTTGCAAAATCCAAATTGTCCCTGTACTTCCAAATGCCCGCGGCATGGGAAATGCGTGGAATGTATTATGGTACATCAGGCAGGAGGGATTTTGACGGCCTGCATGGGATTGGTGGCGGCGGAAAAGTTCGACGGAATGGACGCAAAAGAATTTGGGCAGATGCTGCACCACTATCAGAAACGGGCAGATCCGGCAGCAGAAAAAAAGTGAAAAACAGTTGGAACAGATCAAAAAGCGGAGGAAAAATCCTCCGCTTTTTGCATTGTAGGCTTAAGCTATAAAGCAACCACCAGCTATGCTGGTGGGGATAAAAATCTTTAGATACAAGAAAACCTCCTTTTGCTAGAAAAGGAGCAGGTTTGCCGACCGCACCAGAGCAAAAGGAGGTTTTTGTCATGAAAGACATAAATAGTTTATCACATTCGAAGTGGAGATGCCAATATCATATGGTATTTGCACCGAAATATCGCAGACAAGTAATATACCAGGAGATAAAAGCAGATATCGGACAGATATTGAGAAAGCTTTGCGAACAGAAGGGAGTAGAGATTATAGAAGCAAATGCGTGTCCG